TCTCAAACGTGCTTAGGATAGGCTGGTAGCTAGAGGCTGTGGAGGCTTCTTCTACTTGTGCGCCCCAGATGTAAATGCCTGAGCTTCCGTCTCCTGTATACACAGGATTAATAGAATTAGTGGGTTGAACATGTATCTGTAACTGGGTTGCCGTTGTGCTAGTAAATGTGGCGCTGCATCTATACCAGCCATTACCCACGTCTTCTATAGTTCTTGCGTCAAACGTATTAGTAGCCACCCCTAAAACCCCTAGGTGCAAATCAAAAACAGCTTGACTCCAAACATTGTTTATTTCTATTCTGAAGCCTAAATAATTATATTCTCCTTTTTTAGCGTATATAGATATAGTGCTAGTTCCTGAGCCAACTATATTGTATACCCTTACTCTATGTTCCGCTTGTGCCACAGTCGCTGCCATCTTATCAGCAGTGTTTTCGCCATCAGGCGCTTCTGTAACGTTAGCAGTTACAGTGACTCCAGATTTAACCCAATAATTATTATCAAAGCTCTCAGTGTACTCAAATAAGTTCTTGCGCCAATCAAGCGAGCCTGACGCAGCAGAGGGGTCATACCATACTCCCGCCTCTCCATTGTTAAACAGAGAAGCAGGACTGAAGGGTTTTTGGTTGGTTGCACCTAGTCGGTTTACGCCTAATCCAAACATGGCTTACACCATTTCTGAAACGTAAGCGATACCAGAGTTACCTGCCGTGATGAAAGAAACAGTATCACCTGCGAATACATGTACGTACTCAATGGTGTTTGCAGGCAGATAAGCAGAAACTGTTGAGGCAGTGCCAGTGACACTGTAGAAGCAATCGTCGTTAGCTACAATACGAGCTACACGAGCAGACACAATAGCGGAAGCAGAAGCTGCACTTGCTGAAAGGTTTACGGTAGAAGTAGTAGCAGGACGAAGGACTTGAATTGGTTTTGCATTGTGATCGATTGTAAGTGTAGACATGATATTTTCCTATGTATAGATAGAAAGGCGTATAGCCCGAAATAAAAAGAAGGGGACTCCCGTTAAGGAATCCCCTAGTTACTACTTACGCATCTACTGCTAGTACGAAGCCTGCATCAGGACGCAGAACTTTAACACCGTACAGAGTATCGGCGGTATACAAAGTACCCAAGAACTCTTGCTTGTACTGAGTCTGTGAGCGAACGCCAACCTGTTCCGCGAGAACATAAGTGTCCTTGTGGATAAGCTGAGCAGCACGTACACCGGCTTCAGGAGTAGCACAGTTAGTAGAAATCATAATATCGATACCGTAGAGGCTACCAATCTTACCATTCTGTACACCTTTGCCATCTACAAAATCAGTAGACTGGTAACGGTCAATACCCATAATAACGTTACGCAGCGAAGGAGGAACCATAAAGCAACGGTTGTCCATAGGTACGTCAGCATCGTCCATCTTCTGAATCAAAGCTCGGAAAGCCAAGTCAGTGAAGGGGCCAGCTTGAGCAGCGCCTTGAGCAGAGTATGCTTCCAACAGACCAGTAGTAGGGTCAATCTGGAATGAAGCGTTGTGAGTCCAATCAGAACCATCGCCGTTACCTAGCGACTTGCCAAGATCAGTCAGATCAGTATCTACTTGCTTAGCAAGAGCATAGCCTGCGTCACCAGTATAGAACTGACGAAGAGAAGCAAGTGCTTGAGTTTCAGTAATGTCTTCGATCATACGTGAGTATTCGAAGTGCTTGTCTACTACAACTTTAACGTTACCTTCAACGTTGTTCTGGATAGTTACAGCAGTGTTCTCGCCTTTAGCAAAAGCTTGACCACGGATAGGAGCGGGAATGTTAATTGCATCGCCTTTCTTACCAGTCATAGACATCTTCTTAACTTTGTTAGCTAAGACAAGATTAGATTGATAAGCAGCACGTACTTCATCACTCCAGATTTCTGGAATAAAAGTTGCTGCGCTAGTGTTGTCTACAATTGCGTTTGCTTGTGGATATGGGCCGTTAGCCATAATAATACTTCCTATAAAGAGTTAAGTTAGCGGACTCTCTTTTCGACATATGCTCTAGTGATTTCATCAGATAGAGCTAAATAACGATCAGGATCCGTTTCCATCAGTTTAATAATGTCTGAGCGTCGATATATTTTCTTAGATCGCTGTTCACCATTTCCTTTGGTGTTGCCCGTTGAGGCAGTTTTTACAGCGGCCTTCCGTCCTTCTTTTTCAGCAGAGGCTGTCTGAGCTACAACACCTTGACGTTCCTTCCAGTTAGTGAAAAGTTCATCGGCGGCTTCATAGTCATAATTCCTATCTGCCTGAGCAAATAACTGAGTTCTAATTTTAGAACCTTTAATCCAGTCTACAAACTTCTGGTCTTGTACAATCTCTGTCATATCAGGATGACGTTGGGAGAGTTGTGACATTGCATTGTTTTGTCGATACTGAGTGCTAGCTTGTTCCGCCTGTTTAATTGACGGGTGGTTAGCAATTGCTCGTTCCATTGCCTTCTCAGGCTCGGAAAAGAAATCTATATCTTCATCTTCAGCTTGTTGTTTTGGTGCTGAGGCGGCATCGAGTTGTGTCTGTATGTACGTATCAACAACTGAGCGTAACTCCCCTACTTCTCCGCTTTGTTTACCTAAAAGCTTTTCAGCCTCTTGGTGCATCCTTACAATTTCAGCGGTTGACTTTCCTTTGTACTTCTCGGGAATATCATCTTCTACTTCCTCTACTACCGGTGTTGGCTCAGGTGCTTCCTGTGCTTCCGTAGTAAGTTCGTCAAGACTTGTTAGCTCTTCTTGTTGCTCATCGTCATTTAGACGCTCGTCTTCTAAAAGTGTTGCCATTATTAAACTCCGTGATCTCTCATTATGGAGAAGTGTATTATGTAAGGATTCAAAAGCACCTAAGAATTAGCCCTACGTTCTTGCTTCAATTTCTGCTCTCGTTTTTTAACCCACTGATCGGAACCCATTCCAAACGCAGGTCTTTGAGGTGCAGATAATTGTCTTACTGACTGCTCACAACAAAGGTCACAGTCAGATTCTCTAGTGTCGCTGCTAACAAACCTTTCGCTAACGTGATCATTGCTACATTTAAAGTCATAGAGAGGCATTACTTTCGCCGTTCTGTAAATCTTCGTATGCGTTTCTGACCTGCTCTTCTAGGCTAAGGAGCGTACCGATTACGTAAAGCTGTCCCTTACGAAAGTAAAGGTCTGCGTTATCTTTGGTATTCTCTATAGAATTAATACCTTCAGCGTTGACAAGGAGGTCTTCAGTTAAAGTTGTCCATCCACTTGTACGAAACATTGAAAGCATATCTTCGTAATATTTCTCTAAGTCTTTATCCATAACTGTTTTTCCTTAAAGGACAGTTTAGTTTATTAATTAAAGTATCAAAATAAAGCATACTATAGTATATATTATAGCATACTTTATTCCGAATGTCAAGAACTATTTTTACTTCTTTACTACTTTTTTCTTCTTAGGCGGTCTACCTACTGTAGTCCCATACGTACCTTTACCTTTTGGCATAGCGCTCTCCTCACTTCTTTGATTTAGCTCCAGAACATTTCCATCTTTTACGAGACAGGTTGTTCGGAGTGTTTGGGTCATTCTGTTTAGCTTTGGGTAAGCCCTTTTTAATGCCTTGGCTTCGAGCGCAGTAGCTATCACCCTTAGAGGTTCCGGGTTTTACACGAGGGCCACCGCCCTTAGCCTTACCAGCCTGCCCATAGCTTACCTTCTTGCCACTAGAGGTTATCTTAACCTTTGCTTTTCCCTTTCTTGGCGTTGCCATTAGGTTTCTCCTCAGTGCTTTTAGCGTTTAGCTTGGCTTCGAGCTTAGCTATTGTTGCGTTCAGCTTAGCAAACTCCGCATTAATTTGTCCAATAGCGTCTTCAAACTGTTTACCTGATACATATAATGTCATTGCAATTGCCCTTGTGTAGGTTGCGGGTTAGGTTGTTTAACTACTTCTTTAACAGCTACTTCACGCTCCTTCAGTAGTTGCTCAGAGATTTTAAGACGCTTCTGGAACTCTTTGTCGTCTGCATCTCCAGCCTGAAGGTTAGCTGTAACTGCTTTAATACGGTCAATCTCAAGCTCCTGTGGTACAGCCTGTGCTTCAGCTATGGCCTTAGCAGCTCGTGCTTGTGACTCTTGGGCCTGTCCGTTGAGTGCAGCAGTCTGTGAGGCTTGGAAGGCCATCTGAGCTTGCTGTGCAGCCTGCTGTGCTTCTTGTGCCTGAGGATTAGGCTCATTAGCTTTCTGTAGGATACCGATCAACTCTTCTCTGTTAGATAAGTTCATGTTATCAACAATAGCTTCAATCAAAGCAGGATACATCGGACTTTCTGGAGACATCGTCTGTAGTAACTGTACGAGCTGTGTGACTTCATACTCACGAGCAATGATACCTAACGAACTAGATACATCAAACTTATAATCGGAGACAGGATATACCTCTGGTTCAAACTGCATGTAGCGATGAGCAGCCTTAGTGACAAAAGGAATAATAAATGACTCTTGAAAGTTAATCAAAGTCCGCTTATGGCGTTTAATTACAGCACCCAAGCTCATTGAGATGCCTGCTGCGGTACTTTCTCCGTTAACACTACCCGCAATACCAGCCGAATCTATAGCACCTGTAGCAGTCTGTACCATCTGTTGTAAGGCACCGGCCTGTGCGAAGGTAATCTGACTGACTTGACCGAAGTTAAATGGCTGTAGAATCTCCGAAGGATTGCCATTTGTCAAGATAACTTTACCTGCACGTACTTCCGGCTTAGCACCACGAGGCATACGAGAGGCATCCATAGCCAACATAGGGTGTACAGTCAGTGCTAGAGCATCAATACGAGCTCGTAGTTCTGCGTCTAACGCCTTCTGAGAGTTATACCCTTTCTCACATACTCCTCGACCCCAGAAACGGCTGGGAACGACATCCCAAGGGAATGCAACAATAGGACGGTCAACCATCATGTACGGGTTAGCTTCAGCTTTAAGGAGAATACCACCGTCAGCAACAACAACGATAGCCTCTACGTAGTAAGAAGTGTCTTCCTCCTCTGCATTATCGCTAAGCGTGACAGCTTCTTCCTCTGCGTCCGGATCACTCATGGCTTCATCAAGAAGATAACGAGGAACCAGACCATAGTACTTAGTTAAACGTATCTTATCTTCGTCATATGTCGTGGTGATGTCGTGATCAGGCTCTAAATCAAAATCAGTAGGGGAAGTATTAAGTTCTACTTCTCGATAAACACCTTGTTCCTGTAGCTGCTCAACGACATGTAGCGACACATACTCATCAATAGCTACACCTAAGGCATTTTCAACGGAAGTAGCTACTGGATCAATAAGGAAGTTCTGAGGCATTACAGGATTAAGCTTAATGCAGGTACGATCTTTAATTGTAACGCCTACTGCTGTAAGTTCTCCACCCATAACAGGTTGAGTAGCAGGAGCCATTTCTTTTTCAGTTGTAATTTCAATCTCAGCAATGCCTGTGCCAAAAACAGCACTGTTGATTAAACATTCAGCAATGCTTTTACGAATCTGATTTCGTTTGAAGTCTGACTCTAAGTTCTTACGGAGCAAAACAACATCAGCAGTTTCTTCGTCAGCATGGTCATCTTTGATGTCGAACCATTTACCACGACCAAAAGTAGCTTCCTCTAGTTCCGCTACGGATGACTCAACAGCTTGCTGTAGTGCTGGGCTGATAATCTTAGAACGTTCTGACTGGCGGGTCATATCTTCAGCAGACCACTGTCCTCGCCATAAACGATAGTACTCATCGAACTTTTGTGAGTAATTAGCTTCAAAATGATCACGCCAATCTGTAGCTTTGTTACCTACCCAGCCCTCAAGAGATTCTTCGGTGCTGCTATAGTCGTTGTCAAACATATTTAATATCCTGCGTAAGAGTCAATAAATTCATATTCTTCTTCTTCGTAATCAATAGCGTAAGCTATCTTAGCCAACTGGTCTACATAGGCTAAGGCATCTATTAAATCATCGTGAACAAGTGCATTGGGGAATTGAAACAGCTCATCAAGGAACTGTGTATTCCATTTTCCTTTGTTTAGTGTAATGTTACCATGTTCAAACCTACCTTGTAACGCCCACACAATCCTATCAATCTTACGTTTATTACCGTGGGTGAGCTCTTCTACTCTAAAAAATCGTTGGTTCTTCTTCATTATATCATTTAGGTATGGATGTACAGCGTTTTTTAGGGCACCTTTCTCGATACCTACTGAGATTGGTTGGTAGTCTCTGACTGCTTCAAAGATTCGTCTGGCAGTCTCTTCGACTCCCCAACGGCCATGTATGATATTAGCAACCCACCAACCTTCAGTGTTCGCTTTAACCACAGCGATAGCCGTTTGGTCAAGACGATTAGTTTTAGTTGTAGCTTTCTGGACATCTGCAAATCCTGCCAAATCGACAGCAATGTAATAACCACCATCTTCAGGTTCTTCCTCTGAGAACTTTACGAACTCTTCCTTAAAGAGCTCACCACCTGCTGCCTCAAAGGATGCCATGAACTCCTGCCTAAAGGAGAAGGCTGACATCGACTTCTTAGCTGCATTAATTTCTTCTGCGTCTAGTAAAGGATTATCGTAACTAGTAAAGTGCCAACCACTCCAGTCTTTATCCTTAGCCAGCACAGAGTACTGATGTAGGTCGTAGAAGTGGTTACGGCCCATAGGCGTACCTATGAACATCGCTGAACCCTTTTGGTCAGCTAGGGCAGGTCTCAGGATTTGCTCCCAGACCTCCGGCTTCATGTCGGCGTACTCATCCATGACCAAGAACTTAAGGCTGACACCACGCATAGTCTCTGGTCTATCGGCACCCTTAAGTGCGATAGTAGCACCGTTGACTAGCTTAATCTGTAGGTTGTTGACGTGGCTAGACACAATGACTGGGTTACCTACTTCTAGTAACGTCTGCCACATAATGTCTCTAGCCTGACCTTGTGTAGGGGCAACGTAGAAGACGTGACCCTTAGTCGTAGTCAGACCTTCAATGATTAACTTCCATGCAGCGAGACGAGACTTACCTGTACGTCTACCAGCAGCTATTACTTGGAAGCGAGCCTCATCATTCCAGACCTTTTGTTGCCAAGGTAGTAATTCAACCTTTAAGTCAGTCATTAATGATTAGCAGTTACGTAGCGTTTACCTTGGAACGTAAAAGTCTTTTGTTTCTTTTTACGTGCTTCCATAGCTGCTTTCTTTAAAGCTTTAGCTCTAATTTGCTTTTCTTTTTTCTGTGCCTCAATGATAGAACCTTGACGACCACTTTCTAAGCTTTTCTTTGTAGCGCTTGTTCTAGCTAGTTTAGCAGTAGAACTACCTATGTTTTTAGCCAAACCTTTAGACAACGCGCTTCCTAATGCTTTACCGATACCTGCTACCATTCTATATACTCCTAGTTAGTACAACCACATTACAGACGAACCAACACTGTCAACATTGCGCATATCAACATGCACGAAGACACTGTGTATTCCAATGCCTCCAAATCCCATCTTGATAGCTTCCTCAACCAGCGTGTACCTTTGTTGTGCCGTACTAACTTTAATGTCCGCTGCAATGCCTTGGGCATGAGTTCCTGCTTTCTCCTTCCTCGATTCAATCGGGTGATTAGGGCTACGATAGCCACTGGTTATAACAAATGGGAAACCACACCTTGCTCTAAGCAGGTCTAGCTTCAATAGGAATGTATCTTTAATTTCATTCTCACCTGTGTGCTGACAGGCAAACTCTTCTTTGGTGAAGTACTCTAGGTCTTGGTTGATATCATACATCTTCGGTGTACTCTCCTTCCTCTATATCTTCATTGTCTGATATGACAGTAGTTTCACCACCAACACCAGTGATTGATATGTTAATACCACCACGACCTCCCCCAGCTTTATCCTTCTCAAAGTAACTGGTAGGTAAGACCCTATCTATTACCAGCTTCCATGCAGCCGCTTGGTTCTTGTGGTCATCGTTTAGAGCAGCATCAAAGATGGACTCTAAGACCTTCTTAGACTTAGGAGACGTAAGCATCCTAGTCTTATACTCGTTGATGATAGCAGCGTCACCTTTGGGTCTGCCTCTGCCTAAACCAGTTGCACCCCTCTTACGGTTGACAATGTCAGTCTTCTTCGGCCGTCCACGTTTCCGCTTCGCTACAACGTTTGACTGACTATCTTCTTCTCCTGCCTCAGCATCGTTAGGCATAACTATCTCCTTTGGTTACCTAAGTATACTTAAGTATACCTTAGACCGCGTTAAGTTATTTCTTTAATTATTATCTTTAAAGTAAAAGACTAAATACTTCTTAACTTACTATAGTATATATTATAGCATATTTTAAAGGAAAAGTCAAGAACTTTTTTAACTAATTTACTATAGTCTCCGTTACGAGCCATTAGGCCGCGAGCCAAACCAAAAGTTCCATCTCGTGTCAACTTTTCTCCCTTTTATTTACTCACGTTAGTCTTAAGTATACTTATGTAAATCAATAGCTTACGTAACGGCTATGTATTCTTTTTATTGCTATTATCCTACATTTGGTTTTTTTAGTATACAGGCGGGTACTTATGAAAACTAAAGGTAACAAGCGGCCCCCCCCTCCCATTGTACTACAGGCGATATACTTTTGTCAACCCCAAAGATTCCGCTTGACAACACGAGTCATCCCGTGGTAAAGGACACAGCAGGCTTGACAGGAGGAGTGTGAGTATGCTAGAGGATACCCACGAGACACATCAGCCACCAGTAGTAGCACACCAGTAAAACAATCGGATTGACAAAAAAATTAAATTAGATGTTGACATGATTATCCAGCCGTGTAGAATGGTGGCCAAGCAAGGGAGGAACGGCCTCTCAGATTGATACCTAGTGCTGGCAGTGACCACGGTTACTTATAGGCCAGCAACGAGGAGGACAGTCTCCCTAGCTCCCGCTTAATAGCGTCAAGCGTTTCAGGCTGGTTAGCCGTGGCAATAGCTGAAACAACAGACATACTAGAAGCGGCATATTGAACAGGCTGAATTGTCAATCAATAAACGTGGTAAGTAGCTGCCTTGGCAGTGAACTGTTGGCCACTGAGACAAACTCAGGTTGTTCTTTAAAGCATATCGAAGCGGTGTGTTTTAATGAGCAACTTAACGGAGCGTTTAACATGAAGCGAGCAATTAAGAAACGATTCAAGCACAGCTATGCAACGCTGGCCGATGTCGGCAAGAGACACTACGGAGATACAAACTTTTGTGCAGTGATCGCGGTTGCGGTGCTAAACGACTGGAGCTTTGGTATAGCGAAAGCTAAGCTGGAGAAAAGAAACTTTAGAACAACGGGCAAGGGTGTTTGGAGCTACAACACTAAAGCAGTCCTAGAGGAGCACGGAGCGCGTCTGGTTCCTATACCTGCCGACTACTTCGGCAAGACATTAGCAACCTTACGCAACAACGTACCCAGCAACGGCCGCTATATTGT